CCCGCGTGAAGGCGATCGCTCGCGACGCTGACGACGAGCAGGAAGCGCTCGCCGACAAGCTGATCGCCGACGGCGTCCCCGAGGCGGACGCGCTGAAGGCGCTCGCCGCCGACCGCGCGGCCCGCAAGCCGAAGGCGGGCAAGACGAAGAAGGCCGACGCCGGCGAGGCGACCGGCGAGCCGCCGCAGGCCTGATCGACCACGTGAGGCCTCTCGTCGGGGGACGGGCAGGTCTCGGTGCACGCCCCGAATGGGGCACGGCCGGCGCGGCACACACCGCGCCGGCCACTTTTCCCCTCGCGCCCTGAGCCATGCCGAACACGCACTACTACGCCATCGTCGGGGACTCGCACGTCCGCGGCCGCCGCTTTCCGGCGCCGCTGACCATCGACCGCGTCTACGGCCAGCGCCTCGTCGTGGCCGCGCCGCCTTCGCCGCCGGTGCAGCTGAACACCATCGTGCGCGGCTCCGTCTCCGGCTCGATGGCGCGCGTCGTGCGCATCGTCAGCACGACGGAGTGGATCGTGGAGTCGCTGCCGGGCGTCAGCGGCTTTCCCGGATTCGCCTTCGCGCAGAACTACAACTTGGCGGGCTTCCCGCTGACCGGCGAGGCGCTGAACCTCGACACCGGCGGCACGGCGGTGCTGTCGTTCTTCGGGAACGCGCAGGACCTCCCTGGCGAGAACCAGTTCGCGCCGCTTCACAATGACCGCTGGCTGAACGACATCGTGCCGCCGGACGGCAGCGACTTCGTGTGGTGGGACGGCAACGCCAAGCCCTGCCAAACGGTCGAACTGACCTCGCTCACCGGCGCCTGGAACACCGGCGACCGCGTGCAGACGTCGGCCGGCGGCCAGTTCACGATCCTCTTCAAGTCGTCGCCGACCACCTGGGCGGTGGTGCGCAAGACCGGCGCCGCGATCGCGCCGAGCCAGACGATCACCAACCTGACCAACCCGGGCGGCACCGGCACGGTCGCGTCGGTCGCCGCCGACCCGGTGCGCGGCCAGTGGGTGCCGTTCACGCAGATGCCGAACGGCTCGGGCGTGAAGCCGGACAACGAGATCGTGCCCGACACGTCGTGGGAGTTCGCGCGCAACGGCAACGGCACCGACGGCGGCGAGGCAGGCATCGGCCCGGAGAACCGGCTGGTCCACCGCGCGTTCGAACGCTGGCAGCAGCAGCCCGAGGTCGACGACCGCGCGATCCGCGTGCTGACGTTCTCGTCGAACGACGGGCAGACCTTCCCCGATGGTGTGCTCGGCGGCGTCGCCGTGCAGGTGGTGAAGTGCTCGGGCACCTTCCCCGGAACCTGGATCCCCGGCGAGGTCGTCACCGGCCCTGGTGGATGGAGCGGCACCGTCATCGGGCACAGCGTCGTGCAGAAGATGGTGTTCGTGCACTCGACCAACGGCGCCACGCTGGGGTCGGGCACGATCACTGGCGCGCTGAGCGCGAGCACCGCGACCGCGACCGGGCCCGCCCTCGGATGGCAGCCGGGCAGCGCCTACTGGAACGCGTTCGTCGCGAAGAAGAACGAGGCGATGGCCTCGCCGGTGGCGCTGTGGACGAACGGCAGCGGCGTGCCGTCGCCGGCGCGCTGGGAGGGTGTCGCGCTGATGTGCTGGGAGACCGAGATCGCGGTGCACAGCAGCGTCTACGGCTGCCCGGTGCTGCCGACCGAGCTCGCCCAGAAGCAGTGGGTGAACCTGATCACCAAGCTGCGCGAGCACCTCGGCCGCGAGGACCTGCCGGTGGCGGTGTGGAAGCACCGCCTCGAGTCACAGCGTGGCGTCCAGTTCTTCGGCATCCCGATCTCGTTCTTCGTGCACCTGGCGATCGACAAGCTGCCCGACCTGCTGCCGAACGTCGTCGTCAGCGACTCGGCCGCCTACGAGATGGCGGCGCCGCCGGTAGCGACTGCCGACCCGAACCTGTGGCTGCAGACCGACGCCTACGTCTCGCTCGGCGACGACTTCTGGCGCGCGTTCGGCTTCGGCAACACGGTGGTGGAGCCCGCGAACTGGGTGCGCGTTCCGATCGTCTTCTACCTGGGGCAGAGCCAGGCGACCGGCTTCATGTCGGCGCAGCTGGCGATGACGCTCGACCTCGACCCGGTGCTGTGGCCGTCGACGACGTTCCCGGTGGGCGTCGGCGTCGACACGACCGACCCGAAGTGCCTGAGCTGGAACACGCGCACGCTGCAACTGCAGCCGATGCACGCCGGCGTCAACTGCAACGGCTTCTGGGGCACCGACCCGGCCACGTGCGGCAGCGAGGTCCCGATCATGGCGCGCTTCAAGATGCGCGTCTCCAACGACGAGTGGGAGAGCGACCGATGCATCCTGGCGAAGTTCACGGTGCCCGGCAGCGCGATCAACGCCAACGTGCCGAACGCGACCGCGGTGTGGGATCCGGACCTGACGACGCGGCCAGAGCTGACCGTGCCATGCACGATCACCGCACTGGCGGCGACCAGCAGCCTGCCGGCGCGCGGGCGCATCTCCGCGGCCGTCGGCACGTTCACTGCCGACATCTGGACGACGAACCTGTCGATCACCGTCGCCGGCTCGGCGCTCGGTGTGCTCGGCGTCGGCGGCAACAACACGCGGCCCTACGCCGTGCAGGTCATCCGCGACCGCGCAGCCGACGGCTCGTGGATCGAGGTCGTCGGCCCGTTCGTCACCGAGCCCAGCATCACGCTGACGCTCACCGCCGGCCCGCCGCCGATCTTCCCGGAGCTTCGCCGCCAGGTGGACGCGCTGTGGGCGGCTTGCGCCGCGAACCGGATGATCCCCGACCCGCGCGTGGTGATCTGGGAGCAGGGCGAGAGCGACCTCGGCTTCCAGGAGAACCGGCTCGTCGACGAATACGAGGCGGCGCTGCGGCGCTTCTGGGCGGCGCTCGAGCCGCTGCTCGGCATGCGCGGCAAGAGCGAGAACCCGATCGCCAAGTGCCTCGTGATGACGACCGAGCGCACGCCCTGGGCGGTGCCCGACGACGACGTGCGGCAGCTGCGCGAGATCCAGGCGCGCGTCGGCAACGAGCTGGCCAACTGCGTCGTGGTCGACCCGAGCAAGCTGGCCCTCGAGTACGGCGGCTACCCGAACCCGCGCACGCGCCTGCAGAACGGCGTGCACTTCACCGGCCGCAGCATGATCACCAAGGGGTTCATGATCGACGCGGCGCTGGGCACGCTGGGGCCGTCGAAGGGCATCCCCGAGCACCCGAAGGGCGAGCTCGACGGCTCGTTCTTCGGCGCCGTGAACGGCGGCAGCGACGGCCTGGCGGCGCCGACCGCATTGACGTTCATCGGCGGTGCTGCCGCGTTGGCGCTCGGCGCCCCGGTCACCGGTGGCCTTGTCGTCGAGGACGGCAGCGGCGTCGACAACGCCGAGAGTCTGTGCACGGTCGAGGAGTTCCAGGAGTTCTGGGACGCCAACAACGCGTCGGCGGCGATCACCAACGCGTCGGAGGTCCGCATCGCCGCGGCGCTGCGGCGGGCGACGCGCGAGTGGATCCTCGGCGTCTGCGGCAACCGCTGGCGCGGCCGCATCCAGTACCTGAACCAGCGCCTGCCGTTCCCGCGCTACGGCTGCTACGACGACGACAACCGCCTCGTGCCGACGGGCAGCATCCCGTGGCAGCTGGTGCACGCCACCTGCCTCGTCGCCGGGCACCTGATCGAAGGCGGCTCGGTGCTCGCGAACGGTGTCGCGCAGGGCGCGATCACCCGCGAGACGAAGAAGGGCGTCGGCTTCGAGAAGACCATCGAGTACGCCGAGCCGGCGAGCGGCGGCGGCAGTGGCGTCACGCGCCTGCGCGCCGCGGAGGCGCTGGTCGCCACCTTCATGTCCGGCAACAGCGGCGGCAACGCGGTGGGGCGGTCGTGACGCTCGGTCAGGAGTTCGCGGACTTCGCCGCCGAGCTCGTCGAGGGCGAGTTCGGCTGCACGCTGCAGTGGCGCAGCGTCACCCGCACCGAGAACCGCGCGACCGGCGCCGTCACCGAGGCGTCGGCGACCTACACCATCCGCGCCGCGATCACCGACCCGGTGCGCACGCGGCTGTTCGGCGAGTCGACGCTGCAGAAAGCGCGCAGCGCGGTGCTGCTGCTGCCCAGCGTACCGTTCGTGCCGGCGGTGCTCGACCAGGTAGAGATCACGCCCGGGCGCTGGCTCGGCGTCGTCGACGTGAAGGAGATCCTCGGCCCCGGCGAGGGTGGCCCGCCGGTGCTGATCGCCTACGCGGCCGCGCTGGGGGCGACGTGAGCCCGAAGGAGTACGCGAGCTACCTACGGAAGCAGGCGCAGGTCATCCCGGAGGCGGTGGTGATGCCGTCGTTCCGGCGCCGCGCGTTCAAGGTGCTCGAGCTGGCGATCCAGAACACGCCGGTCAACTTCGGCAACCTGCGCAACGGCTGGCACCTGACGATCGGCGCGCCGAGCAAGGAGGACCGCGCCGGCGGCAAGTCGGCGGCCGGCGTGCTGTCGGCGGGGAAGGCGGTGATCGAGAAGCTGCGCTTCGGCCAGGGCCTCTGGATCCAGAACAACGTGCCCTACGCGCGCGTCTACGAGGACGGGCTGTTCCAGCCGCCGGACCCGGGGCCGAGCAAGGCGACGCACGTGCCGAAGTCGCGGCGGAAGCGCGTCGCCGGGACGATCCTGATCTCGGGCGGGTTCCACGTCAGCGCGCCGAACGGCATGCTCGCCGACGCGGTGCAACAGGTCGCCGAGCTGGCGCGGGCGGGGCAGCTGTGACGGTCGCGGCGGTCGAGAACGCGCTGCGCGTCGCCGCTTCGAATTGGGCCGGCAAGAACGGCTTCGCCTTCGCGTGGGACAACGGCCCCGTGGTCGACCCGACGACGGTGCCGACGCTGGTCTGGTCGTTCCAGGTCGCCGACGACGCTCCGCGCACGATCGGCACGGTGGTGTCGCGAGGCTTCGCCGTGGGCACCGTCTACCTGCCGGCCGGCCGCGGGGCATTCGCGCTGCTGCAGGTCGCCGAGAACCTTCGCGCCACGCTCGCAGGGGGCGTGTTCGGCGGCGGCACGGTCGAGCCCGACGTACAGATCGGCCCCGTGCAGCGCGACGGAACGAGCGTCGTCGTCGACGTGTCGTTCCCGTGGGAACTGGACGAGGCGCGCCGGATCGTCGGGCCGATCGGGCCGCAGGGCGAAGCGTCGGCGTCGCTTGCCTACCAGGCGTTCCGCGAGCGCTGGGATGCGCTGGTGCGGCAGCCGCTCGGCCTGCGGTCGTTCTTCGACGACTCGCCGCCAGACGCCACGCTGGCGCCGCCGTGGTGCTTCGCGAGCTGGCGCACGCTGGCGCCGGTGCAGCTCGAGGGCGGGCTGCAGCGCGTGCCGGGGCGCGTCATCGCGGCGCTGAACTACCCGCAGGCCACCGGCGTGCAGGCAGCGAACACCGCCGCACTGGCAATCGAGAACGCCTTCCATCAGTGCACCGTGCGGGGCGTCGTCTTCGGGACGCCATCCACCAATCGCGTGGGACGCACACCGCTGAACACCTGGCAGACCAACGTGCGGCTGCCCTTCCACTACGACGTGAGGATCTGACCGATGGCCGTGAAGAAGAACATCACCCTGGGCTACTACAAGGAGGGCGCGAACAAGGCGGCGCCCAACTTCACCAACACGGCGGGCAACCGCCTGCGCCTGCTGCGCCAGGTCAACTCGGACCTCGGCACGAACCTGCAGAGCGACCGTTCGAACGAGATCCGCAACGACGGGCAGGTCTCGGGCAGCGTGACGACCGGTGCCTCGGCCGGCGGCACGATCAACGGGCTCTACAGCCTCGACACCTACGACGACTACCTCGCGTCGATTCTGTGGGCCGCCGACGTCAACGACGCCGGCACCGGGCGCGAGGACGGCTGGCGCCAGGGCGGGTTCACGCCGCTCGCCGACATCCTCGCGATCGCCGGCACGGTGACGTTCCAGATCGCGGACGGCTCGTTCAACGGCACGTTCCTGCGCGCCCCTGCCGCCGGCGAGCGCATCTTCGTGCGCGGCTTCGGCAACAAGAACCTCGACACCGTCTGGGTGGTCGCCGCGGGCGCCACGACGTCGAAGATCATCGTCGAGAACGACACAGGCATGGCGACGGTGGCCGACTACGCGGGCGTCGCGGCGAACGTCGCGGCGACCGCTGTCACGATCACGCCGGTGAAGGGCTACACCCGCGCCGGCACGTTCCAGCGGCCGTTCGGTCTGGTGCCGATGTACTCGGACACCGAGGCCGCGGGCACCGCCGGCGTCACCGGCCTGAACGACGTCGACTGGGCGCTGATCCGCAAGAGCATCCCGACCGGCATCCAGATCGCCGTCGCGCCGGGCACCGCCGGCATGACGATCAGCATCCCGTTCCTGTCGTCGGACGAGGTCGTCATCGAGGACGCCACGTCGGCCTCGAACCAGAGCGCGTTCCAGATCACCAACTGGGACGAGATCGAGCCGCTGAACAGCAACCCGCTGACCAACGCGATCCAGAGCGTGCTGATGGTGCGCCTGCGCAAGGTCGGCGCGGCCGTCACCACGGCGACGCGCGTCGACCCGCAGTCCTTCAACATCAACGTGACCAACGGCTCGACCGAGGTCACGGCGACGCGCAACCTGGGCGCGATCGAGGTCATCGGTCCGGCGGTCGGTGCCACGATCGCGCTGTCGCTGCTCTACGTCGACCCGACCTTCCACAAGGCGATGATCGCCGAGGACCGCTACGAGGTGGAGATCGCGTTCGGCGACTCGGACGGCAAGGCGCAGCTGTGGCGCTTCCCGCGCAACAAGATCACGAGCCAGCGCCCGAACCCGGGTCTGAACCAGCCGGTGCTGCAGTCGCTGAACTGCGACAGCGAGCCGGGCGGCGCGGGTTTCATCGGAACCGGGCGCACGATCGAGATCCTGAGCAACTACCTGCGCGCCGTCTGAGCGCTACTCGCGCTTCAAGAAGTCCCAGAAGGTCTTGGCGGCGCCCTGCAGCTGCAGCTCCATCCTCTTCAACGCGAGCTCCGCCTCCTTGGCCTTGTTGGCCGCGGTCTGGATCTCAGCGTCGCGCAGCCTCATCGCCTGGGCAACTTGGTCCTTCTGGAGCTGGTTTGCTGTCTCCCTCGCTGCCTTGGTGGCGGCTGCATTCGCCTCCTCCAGTTTCGCGGCTGCCGTGTTGATGTTCCCCGCCTCGGCATAGAGGGAGAGGTCGGAAAGGCATGCGTAGATCGTGTAGCGCTCAGTTGGTAGGACCAAGCCTTGGATGATCCTGGTGCGAATCTCGGCGCGGTCCTTCTGGGTCTGGCTGACGAATGCAGTGGTAGCCATGCCCAGGAACACGTGCTCTTCGGTGGCTCCGTTGAGAGCCTGAAGCATGGTCGAGATCGCTGCCAGCAGTCGAGCGACATGCATCGGAGTCGTCACGGTCGCCGCACCCGCCGAGGCGATGCTCGCAGTGTCCAGCACGATCTTCGTGCCTTGCCGCCTCGCAGAGAACCCGTCGATGTACTGCTGGTAGTTGTAGTCGACGACGAACATCACCCTCCCGGCGAGTCCGTTACGAAGGGTGGCCCGCTTCTTTTCGTCCCCAGTGCCTTCATACTCCCGGAACCTCTCCTGGATGTCGTCAGCCAAGCTCCTGCCAATGATGATGCTGGCGTTCTCGAAGGCTTCGATCTCTGCGGGGTCCAGCGCGCCGCAGGATGCACTTGCCAGGGTCCAAGCAACCAGGGCGTGCAGAGCGATCTTCCTCATCCGAGTGGTTCTCCTGACGGGCAGTCTGTCCACCCGTGGTGCGGCTGTCAACTTGTGCGGGTTCGCCGGCCGCTCGCGGCGGCCGGTAGACCGCCCGCATGACCGAGCACACCGTGGCCGTCCCCTTTCCCCAGGCCGAGCCCGCCCCCGCGCCGCGGCCGTTCGCCTCGCTGAAGGTCGACCCGCAGAAGGTCGCCGACGGCGTCTGGATCCGGCACCCGGAGGCCGACGACCAGCTGTGCGTCCGCCGCCTGTGGTGCGCCCAGCACCTGCGCGCGATCGAGCAGGCCGCCATCGACTACGAGGCGCAAAACGGGAAGGGTTCCTCGCAGACCGCCGAGGGCAACAAGCACTGCGAGGCGATCGGTCTGGCCACCGGTGTCATCACAAACTGGCGCCTGAAGGGTGACCCAACGCGGCCCTACGACGCCGCGGCGATGGCAGCGCTGCTGGTCGAGCCCGGCTTCGACGACCTGAAGGCCTGGGTGATGCTCGAGGCCAGCAAGCGCGGCAACTTCCGGCCGGCGGCGATCGCGGGAAACTGACCGCGTTCCTGCGCTGGTGGCGGGTCAACCATGCCTGCATCGAGGGCATGGAAGCGCTGGAACGCGACAACGCGGCCCGGGTCGCGCGCGGTGTGCAGCCGCGCCGGCTCCCTGACGAGTGGGTGAAGCGGCCGCGGCTGCGCAGCCACGAGGTCGTGCTGTGGCACGAGTTCCTGTCCTTCGCGGCGTTCTGCGGCGGCGACCCGCGGCCGGCGGATCTGCTCGCGTGGTTCGCCATGCGCGACGTCGACCGTGGAGAACAGACATGGATGGCTGAGGTGTTCTCGGCCCTGTCGTCGGTCGTCCGCGAGCGAGCAACCCCATGACTGAGCAAGTCCCCGGCATCGAGCTGTTCCTCTCGTCGGAGAAGGCCGTGCAGGGTGCGGCCAAGTTCCGCGACGCGGTCGAGAGCGCGGCTCAGGCTGTCGAGCGCATCGGGCTCGTGGTCGACAAGCTCGACGGGCTGCTCGATCGCGTCGGCGTCGCGGCGACGAGCGCGGTGCCGCCGCTGAAGAGGCTCGGCGACAGCGCGGCCGAGATCGGCGCGAAGCTCCAGCAAGGCGGCGAGCAGGCGCAGCGGTTCGAGGCGCGCATGGGCCGGCTCGGCGGCACGCTCGGCGGAGTCGCGCGGCAGTTCGCACTGCTTCTCGGCGCCGCGGGCGCCATCAGCGGCATCGGGGCGGCTGTGTCGGCGTTCGCCGACTACGAGGACAAGCTGCGCATCCTCGGCAGCATCGCCGGCGCCACCGGTGCCCAGCTGCAGAAGCTCGAGGACGCCGCCGTCAACCTGTCGCAGAACAGCCGGTTCACGCCGCGCGAGGGCATCGATGGCCTGACCGAGCTGAGTCGCGCTGGCCTGTCGGCGCAGGACGCAATTACGGCGCTGAAGCCGACGGCGGATCTCGCGCGCGTTGGCCTGCTCGGGCTCTCCGACAGCTCGGCGATCGTCACCAAGACCCTGACGCAGTTCGCGCTCGGCGCTGACCAGGCGTCGCGCGTCGCCGACGTGCTGGCGAAGGCCGCGAACTCGTCGAACGCTGACGTCGGCACGCTCGCCGATGCGCTGGCGAAGACAGGCCCGGTGGCGCGCCAGTTCGGTGTCTCGCTA